CCTACGCCGCCGCCGCCTACGCCGCCGCCGCCGCCTACGCCGCCGCCGCCGCCGCCGACGCCGCCGCCTACGCCGCCGCACGTCACAAGGCCTATGAGCGCCAAGCCGACAAGCTTGTGGATCTGCTCAAGGCAGCGTGAGCCAAGCCGAACAGAGGGGCAGGGAATGACCTCTGGCTACTTCACCAACGACATAGACGACCGCTGGAAGATGAAGCACCCTGACACGGCCAATGCGCGGGCTTTGGATCGATGGTGCCGGCGGGCTGCTGAACGGAGGATGTGATGGACGGTGATACCCTCATGCTACTGATTTGCGGGGCGGCATTTGGTTTATTGCTCGCCGGGATGATCCTGGTGGGCGCTGTTGCGATTATCGGGGCGCACCGGTGACATCTCGTGGGTCTGCGGTCGTTATCCTGGCGGTAGTTGCCGGCATGCTGGCGTTGGCGCTGGGGGTAGATTTGATCATGATCATGGTGGTGCGATGAATGAACGCGAGCGGTCTCAAAAGATACTGGACGTGATGTTTGAGGTGATCTCTCGTGTTCATGCGCGCGATCGTATTCCGGAAGATCGCGACGAGTGTATGGAGTGGGTGCGGCGCCAGCTCAATTTGTGCGGAATTCCGGTCCGGCCCATGGGTATGTCACATGCGGTTTTGCAACCTGATTCGGATATGGAAACATGAGCGAGATGGTGGAGCGCGTCGCCAAGGCGATCGGTAAGACCAAACGAATGCGCACAGGGACCAGCGATAGCGATGTAAATGTGATCTGGTTTCAGTTGGCCCGCGCGGCAATCGGGGCGATGCGAGAGCCTACTGATGAAATACTTCGCGCGCTGTTGACCTCCAGTCCGAGCCTTTGGCCCACCACGACAGCGTTTGAGCAGGCGCGGGAGGCATGGAGGCGCGCTATAGACGCCGCGCGGAGCCGGTAGCGGAACCACCGCCCCGCTGATACGTTGCCCCGGCATTTCGCATTCACCCGGCTGGAGGACCCCATGCCAGATCTATCCAAGACGATCACCGCAGTGCGTTTTTCCCACAATCCTGTGCCGTTCGGTCAGGGCTTTTCGATCAGCGCCCACGTGACGCCGGGCGGGCCGCATCACGTGCATGGCGATGTGGAGTTCTTCGCCGATGGTGATTCGCTGCAGGCGCCCGTTCGGACTGACAGCACTGGCGTGGCGGTCATCGGCGTGCCTGGTGGCCTGTTGAAGCCCGGCACCCACGAGGTCTCGGCGAAGTTTGCCGGCGATGGCTACAATGCAGCGTCGGAATCCGAGCCGGTGAACGTCGTACTGTCGCCCGATCCGATGGCCAACCCGGGACCGCTGCCGCCGGTGCGCGGCAGTGTTCCGGATGACGTTGGATTCCCGATCGACACCAAGGCGAGCGCCACTGCGGTGCCCCGTCAGGACGGCCCGACCGTGGCGGAGTTCATCGCGGCTGGCTACGACGCGCGCAATTATCCGCCCTCGGGCTATGCGGCGAAGAGCACACAGGCCGAAATCGACGCGGCGATTACCCAGCAGGAAGAGGACAAGAACCGCGAGCAGGCCACGGCCGAACGCGAGCGCCAAGCGCAGGCCGCCGCCGAACGCCAAGCGCAGGAACAGCGCGCCGCCGCAGCCTTGAACAACCCGCCCGGCGCGCCACCGAACCCGGCGTAACCCGTCCGCTCTACCTCTTGCGCCGATACGGAAAATCCCGCTAGAATGGCACCCTAGCGGGATTTTCATTTTGGGAGTGGCGGTCCATGTCGCTTTACATCGCAGGCGAGGACATTCCGTCCGGCTCTTCCGTGGTCATCAGTCTGGCCAATGGCAAGGCCTACATCGCCGGACCGATCCCCGGTGAATACGTTGGCGACGCCCGTCGAAAACCTGCGCGAGGATGACGCGTGAACGACATTGTGAAATGCACTGAACGCGTCGCCTATGCTTGGGTTGACCGACGTGCGGTTGAGGGCACATTGACACCGCAGTGGTGGCATGTCGTTTGGATGGCGGTTTCATGCTGCTGCGGGCTTGAGGGGGCGACAGAGCTAGCGCGTGGCCTGCCCTTGCCGCAGAAGCGCTGGAACGCGTGAACGGCCCGTTTGACCAAGCGATTCGCCGGCAGCAACTGGAGCGTTTCGCCCGGGCGCTGCAGGAGAAGCGGCGTCGGCAGGAAAAAGCTCTGCACCGCACGCGGGGCCACCGCGACGCGGACGGCCGGTGGGTCGGCGGACTCTATGCGTTCGTCAAATACTTCTGGCCGGTGCTGGAGCCTGGCACCGAGTTCGTGGATGGGTGGCCGCTGGAAGCGGTTTGCGAGCACCTTGAAGCCGTGACGTTCGGCGAACTGCGGTTGGTGTTGATCAACGTTTTCCCGGGGGCGATGAAATCGCTTTTGGTCGATGTTTTTTGGCCGGCGTGGGAGTGGGGCCCGATGGAAATGCCCCACCTGCGCTATGTGGCGTTTTCGTATTCCTCCAGCCTCACCGAGCGCGACAACGGCAAGTTTCGCGATATCCTGATCAGCGCCGATTACAAGGCGATGTATGGCGATCACGTGATTCTGCGGAAAACCGGTGAAACTAAGATCACGAACAGCAAGCATGGCTCCAAGCTGGCGACTTCGGTGGGCGGCGTCGGCACCGGCGAGCGCGGTGACCGGATCATTCTGGACGACCCCCACAACGTCAAGGAAAGCGAATCGGACGTGGTGCGCGAGGAAACCATCCGTTGGTTCCGGGAATCCATGTCGTCGCGCATGAACGATATCCAGAAAAGCGCTGTGGTCATCATCATGCAGCGCGTCCACGAATCGGACGTGAGCGGCACGATCCTCACGCTGGAATTGCCCTACACGCACCTGTGCATCCCGATGCGGTATGTGTGGCAGGCCGACGAAAACGGCGAACCGTACGCCACGGACATCGGGTGGGTGGACCCGCGGTGGACCGAGGACCCAGAGGAATCGGACGGAGTACTGGCGTGGCCTGCCAGGTTCCCCGAAGTCGACGTGGACCAGTTGGAAACCACGCTGGGCGACTACGCGACCGCCGGCCAACTGCAGCAGACGCCCAAACCGCGGGGCGGCGGCATCATCAAGACCGAATATTGGCAGCCGTGGGAGGGCAAATTCCCGCCGTTCTCGTACGTGGTGGGGTCGCTGGACGGCGCGTTCACCGAGGATGAACGCAACGACGCATGCGCGATGACGATTTGGGGGGTATTCGAGAACGAAATTGGCCATCCGCGTTTGATGATGATTTTTGCGTGGGAAAAGTGGCTGGCATTCGAGGGCCAGCGATTCCGGATGGAAGTGGGCGAGAACCAGCAAGAGTTCATGGCCAGGCAGATGAAAGAATGGGGCCTGGTGGAGTGGTGCGAACACACAGCCAGTCACTGGAAGGTCGATCATCTGCTGATCGAGGCCAAGGCCAACGGGATCAGCACGGCTCAGGCGCTGGAAAAGCGGTATCGAAACCGGCGGTGGTCCATCCAGCTAATCGACCCGAAGGGCGACAAGACCGCGCGGACGCATTCGGTGCAGCCGGTATGGGCGCAACACATGGTTTACGCGCCGCTGGAAAAGCAATGGGCGCAGGACGTTATCAATCAGATGGGGATTTTCCCGTTCGGCACGCGGGATGACATGCATGATTCTGCCACGCAGGCGGTAAAGCACATCCGTGATCTTGGGCTGCTGGAATTTGATGAAGATATCCGCGCGGCGGAGATTGCGGAAGCCAGGCTGGAAGCGGTAAAAGCCAAGGGGATGGGGAAGTTGAAAAACTACATGCCGGGGTCTCGATAAATGCCTGTAGTGCACGGCAGAGTCATGGCGCAGATCATCCGCGAAGGGATGGATGAATACGCAGCCGCCATGGAGCGGACGCGCCGTCTATGGGATTTGGATCGCATGTTCGATAAATCAATGAGGAAAAACCATGGTTCACGTGATTGAAGGCGAAGCGAGCGACAAGAAAGAGGCCCTGAACCCTGATTCGCAGGCATGCGTTGATCTGCTGGAACAGGTGCTGGCGCAGGCGAAGAACGGCAGCGTGACCACCGTGGGGGTCGTGGCGTGCGGTCCGGTGGACTTCGGCGCGAACATCGCTGGCCCCAATGCGCAGGGCGTCTATCTGGGCATTGGCGTATTGCGGGCGAAAATCGAGGCTGCGGTGCAACAGCCGGCGGTGATGATGGCGCCGAATATCCTGCGGCCCGGCCACCTGCCGCGCGCGCCACGTCCTGTCGGCCCGGGACGCCGCGGCTAGTTCTGCTCTTCGCTTTGTGCTAAAGCCCTCTTTCCGGCCTTCTCCGGGGTACATCCGTGCGTGGGGCGCGGCCATGCTCGAAAACGAAACCCGATTCTCCGTTTCCTTGGGAAGGTCGACAGGGACGAAGGCCGGCGGTCAAGGATCGGGACCCGCGCGTGATTTGGGAGTCGAGCGGTGGACTTGGAGCAAGACGGCATTCACGTTGTCGTGGAGGACGATCCGGATAACTCGGTCAGGACCTCGCCCGATGGCACCGTGGAGATCGACCTTCCGGATGGTGGCGTTTCGGTGCAGTTCGGCAACGGCGCCGATACTGACCAGTCTACCCCCGACATCAAGGATATGTACCGCAATCTTGCTGACGATATCGGGCAGGAACGCCTGGCATTGATCGCGGAAGAACTGCTGGAGCAGATCGGCGCTGACGACAACTCACGCAAGGAAACTCTGGCCAACCGGGCGACCGGGCTTGCATTGACCGGCCTTCAACTGGAACAGCCGAAATCCGGGGTTGGTGATTCGGCGTCGGCTGCGGATGGTATGTCGGTGGTCACCAATCCGTTGCTGCTGGAGGCCTGCCTCAAGGCGTGGGCGAACGCGATGGGCGAGTTTTTGCCGGCGGATGGCCCGTGCAAGATCGAGGACGAAGGAACAAGCCCCAGCCAGGAACTTGACGAACTGGCCGACGCGTTCGAACGGGACATGAATTTTTTCCTCACCAATATTGCGACGGAATACTATCCGGACACCTCCCATATGCTGCTGTGGGGGAACACGTTTGGCGGGTCCGGCATCAAGAAGGTGTCAGTTGACCCGCAGTTGCGGCGTCCGTCGTCGCAAAGTGTCGATATCAAGGATTTCATCGTTTCGGACACCACCAAGGACCTCAAGACCTGCCAGCGAATGACTCACGTCATCACGATGCGGCCTTCGGTTTTGAAGCGTCTGCAGATGCGTGGCTATTACCGGGAGGTCAAGCTGGCTCCGGCAACGGCGCCGGAGCCGAACGTGGTAGACCAGAAAATAGCGGCCATTCAAGGCGCCTCACCGGTGGTGGAGGCCAGGCCGGAAGACATGCCATATACGTTGTACGAGACGCAATGCGAACTGAACCTGCCGGAGTTCGAACAAAAGCCGTTCGTGCAGGACACCGGCTTTGCCGAGCGCCAGATCCCGCTGCCGTTTCTTGTGACGATCGAAACGGATTCGCGCGAGGTGCTGGCGGTCCGCCGGGACTGGAAGCCGGATGACGAAGAATGTGCCCGCAAACGGATGTACGTGAAGTATCCCTACGTTCCGGGCCCGGGATTCTACGGAACTGGACTTTTGAACATCCTTGGTAATTCGTCGGCGGCCATGACTGCGGCGTGGCGATTGGCACTTGACGCCGCGATGTACGGCATTTTCCCGGGCGGCGTCGTTGCTGAAATAGGGGGCCGGCAAAAGTCCAATACGCTGCGGCCGGCACCTGGTGAATTTACGCCAATCCAGACCAACGGTCGACCGATCTCGGAAGTGATCAGCGGGTTGCCGTACAAGGGCGTTTCTCAGGACATCCTGACGCTGATGGATAAGATCACCGCGCAGGCGAAGGAAGCCGCCGGATCGGTTGAAATCCCGGTCAAGGAAGGCGTCAAGGATATTCCGGTGGGCACGATGCTGGCCTACGTGGAGCAGGCCTCGCAGGTGATGCTTGCGGTGCACAAGGGCCAGCACACGGCCCAGAGCGAGGAAATCGAGTTACTGGTCGACCTGTTCCGGGAGGATCCGGAATCATTCTGGCGCGGAAACAAGAAGTACAAGAAGTTTTGGGACGAACAGAAACTTTTTCAGGCGCTCAACACCTATTCGCTGGTGCCGAAGTCTGATCCGAACGTTCCGAGCCATGTGCACCGGATCATGAAGGCAATGGCGCTGATCCAGTTGCTGGAAGTTCCGGATTTCAAGCCGCGGTTGAGCGTCGACACGATCCTGAACCGCGTTCTGCGGGCGATGAAAGAGGACACCAAGGGTCTGGTGGTACAGCCACCACCGGTGTCCACGCAGCCGACGCCGGAGCAGATCGCCGCACAGGCCAAGCTCAAGGATTCGGAAACCAAGGCGAACAAGGTTCAGGTGGATGCTGCCAGAGTGGCATCCGAGGCCGCCAACCGCCAGGAAGAGCTTGCCGGCGAGGAACGGGTAGAAACCCTGCGGCTGGCACAAACATCGATTGCGCACGCCGCCGACAACAAAAAGGCGGTGGCCGACAGTGCCCACAAGGCGGCGACCCATGGATTGGAGGTTGCACAGGCGGTGCACGACGCCACGGTGGATCACCACGACATGGCGATGGACCGGGCCAGCCACGCACTGGATGTGCATCAGGCGACGAATCCGCCGGAGCCACCATCTGGCGACGCCAATGGACAGTAAGTCGCAAACGGTATAGAAAATCCGGGCGCACGTAGCCGCCCGGGCCGGGCAAACCTCACGAGGATTGCCAATGTCGCATCCCTACAATGAACACCGCGCCCACAAGGTTCAGCGCGAACGCGTTGGCCACATCGCGCACGGCCACAAGCACCGGAAGAGCGGCGGTCGGGTGCACGCCGACGAAAAGCAGGACCGGCGCCTGATCAGCGAAATGATGGACGAACGCGAGGCCGAGGGCAAAAAGGCCCGCCACCGTCACGACAAGCCGATGCGCGCCAAGGGCGGCCGGGTCGGGAAAAAGGGCAAAGGTTCCACGCATGTCAACGTGATCGTGGGCGGCCAGCATGCGCCCCCACCCGCCATGCCCCCGGCAATGCCGCCAGGTCCGCCACCCGCTGGTCCGGTTGCTGGCCTCGGTGGTCCGCCCCCGATGCCTCCGGGGGTCGGCGCGCCTCCGCCCGGACTGCCGCCTGGTATGCCTCCCCGTGCCCGCGGCGGGGCCGTGGAAGCGCCGAGGGGCCAGCCGCCTTACAAGCACGGTGGGCGGGCGAAACGCGCCCACGGCGGCCGGCTGTCCTCGGACGGCCATACCGCGAAGGAACCCAGCGAGGCGCAGTTGAAGGGCCGCGCCCGTGGCGGTGGCGTCAAGTCGGGTCCGGCGTGGGATGAAGGGCGCCGGAATGGAACGCAGGTTTCCCACGACGTGGCGAAGGAACCCGACATCAAGAACATGAACCGCAAGCGGGTGGTCACGTTCAACACCGGCGGTGGGGTGGTGGCGTTCAAGGCGCGCGGTGGCGCCGTGGAGGCCAGCCAGAAGGTGGTCAAGGGTGTCACCGGCGTAGGCGGCGGCGGAGGCGGTGTCGCCAGGCGCATGAAGGCCAAGGCCTACGGCGGCAAGCCGATGAAGGAAGAGAATGCCGCGCGCTGAATCGCCTGCTGAACCGATCCGGCTTTACACATCGGACGACGCGCGGCTGCCGCGTCGCGTGTCTGCCGCTCTGGCGGAGCGGATCGCCGGATATTCGGACACGATCCTGCAGGGCAATCTTGAGCCAGCGCGCTACAACGAACTGGTTGGCATCGTGAAGGGCCTCAAGGAAGCATTGCAAATTTGCGACGATGCGGCTAAGGAACTTTCCGACAGTTAGCCGGCCCGAGCAAAGGCGCGGCATTGGGATGCCCCCAGATGATCACGGCCCTGCAGGCCATTTACGGGTTATGAATGTGCGCCAGCCCGCGAGGGTGAGGCGCTTTTATTTTGTCGGGAGGTTTGATTGCCGAAAACAAACGCCATGCAGAAGGCGCGCGAGATCGCGCATTCGACCGACACCGACGTGAAGCGCCACAGGGATGCATTGGGAGATTTCGTGGATATGGTGATGCACAGCCAGGTCCTGTGCATGACGTACATCCAGCCGGCGGTTACCGAGGGCGGCATTCACCTGCCGGACGAATCGATTCAGGAGGATCGATTCCAAGGCAAAATCTATCTGGTGGTCGCCAAGGGTCCGGGTGCCTTCGTGGATGACAAAGTGGCGCAATTCCATGGCGCTACGATCGACGTTGGCGATTGGGTGCTGGCGCGGCCGTCAGACGGCATGGAACTGTTCTTCAACGGCAACTCGGTTCGGCTTTTCGAGGACGTGGATATTAGGATGAAAATCCAGGTTCCGCGCGCCTACTGGTGAACGACAGACGGGAGTGAGCGACAATGGCAGGCGAAGCCGGCGAAGAGGATCTGATCGTCCACATTGAAGAGGGCGACAATTCCGGTGTCGGGGAAGATGATGTTGTGATCGTCGATCCCACCGGCGCCACCGAAGGGACGACGGGCAAATCGCAGGTGCGGCGCCAGTTGCCGGATGATCCGGTGGAAACCCTTCGCGCGCAGCTTGCGGAGGAACAGGCGAAAAACACCACGCTGACCCAGCGGGCGGCTACGGCGGAGGCCACGGCAAGTCAGGCAAACCAGCGTGTGCAGGTCGCCGAACAGGAGGTGACCCGCGCCCGGCGGGCGGAGGACGCCAGCACCAGAACCACGATCGAAAGCGCCATTGCTGCGGCGAAGTCCGAGCAGGCTGCCGCCACCGAGGCATTCGAGGCTGCGTTTGATTCCGGAGACAAGAAAGCATTGAGTGCGGCGCAGTTGCGAATGTCGAATGCGGCCGCCGACCTCGCCATGCTGGGCCAGGCCAAGGCCGAACTTCCGGAAAAGCCCGTTCAGCGTGTCGAGACTCGCGCCCCGGTCCAGCAACAGCCGGTCGACGCGGTAGAAGCATGGATTCAAAGCACCACTCCGCGGACTCAGGCATGGTGCCGGGCCCACATGGATGTGGTGCGCGATCCCAAGAAAAGCGCCAAAATGACCGCCGGCCACCATGATGCGATTTCGGAAGGCCTCATGCCGGACACGGATGCGTATTTTGACCATGTGGAGAGATTCTTGGGCATCAAGCAGACGCCGGGGACCGAACAGCGGGACAGCCGGTCCCCGCAACCCTCGATCCAGCGGCGCCCGACCGCGCCCACCGCCCCGGTGACGCCCACCGGCGGCGGCACCAATGGCGGCAGAACGGAGGTCCGACTTACCCGGGGCGAAGCCGAGAGAGCGACCGACGGAACACTGGTCTGGAATTACGATGACCCGACTGGAAAGAGTCGGTTCAAAAAGGGCGATCCGATCGGTACTCAGGAGATGGCCAGGCGCAAGCAGGCGCTGGCCAAAGACGGGCGCTATCTCAACGCCAATATTGACGGGACCTGATTGTGGTCGATCTGCCGAATTTCACCAGAGCACAACGGGAAGTGATTGACGAACTGTGGGGCATGGGCTTCACGGTCGGGCCGCTGGATGAACTCGGCGGAGGTTTCAATCCGGATTCCGGGTATTCAGTTTCGCGTATTCCGGTGGGAATGTTCTACCAGTGGAATGCCACGGACGACGAATTGTCGGGATGGAAGCCGGTCCCCTGCAGTCGTTACCCGGGCAGGTACGCGCCATATTTTTCTGTGGATAACATCAAGTACGCCGGCCTGTATCTGATGGAGCGTCCAGCCCTCGAAGTGACCGCGGAATATGCCGCTAGTAACGCCAAGGCGCGTCAGAACGTTACCGACTGGATGCAGCGGCAGGGTGCTGCCGGTTTCTCTGGCAGCGTAACGGTATTGTCAGAAGGATCAGTCTCCCGCAGTGCCGAGGTGACCGATATCGACCGTGCGACAGCCAGCACGAAGATTCCCCCTGAACTTTACGACCATCTGCCCGAGTTGATTCGGGAACGGGATCGTCTGGTGAAAGAAGCGCACGAAACAGGCTTCTCCGCTGAAGCTTTTGATCAGGTTGGGCTGCGCGTATCATGCCTTCAAACGGCGATTGACACGCTGCGCCAGAAATACGCACTGCCGTTGATTCGCGAATATGAGCGGGTCTTTGAATCCATGGACGGCATCCCGGCTGACATGCTGGACAGGAACGCCGAGATCTTCGTTGAACGTGACCGATTGTGGGAAGAGGCCAGTTCCTGGTGGGGCAAGATCACGCCGGAGTTCGCCAAATACGAACAGATTGCGCGAGAGAATCCGGAATGGCCGCGTGGCAAGATCATGAACGCGGTGTTGATCCCGATCGCGGTGGCAAATGTACGTCGGCAAAAGGACCAGTCGCATGGCTAAGCAGGCAAGCAGCACTTCGGCCCAGTTGAACAAGCTTCGCCAGAGGGCCGATACGGCCCAGCCT